CGAAGATTACACTGACAGAGTTGCCAACAAGTGCGTCTGGACTAGAGACGGGCGCTCTGTATAATGACAGTGGTACGGTGAAGGTGGTTACCTGATGGGCCTGTTCAAAAATTTTACAAAACTGATAAAGCAAGCAGCCCCTGTCATCGGCGGGACGATTGGCTTTGGTCTTGGCGGACCTATGGGCGCGGCTATCGGTTCTGGAATCGGAGGTCTTGCAGCGGGTCAGGATGTCGAGGATGCCTTGAAAACGGCACTGATTGGCGGGACTTTGGGGTATGGCGCAAGAGCCGCAGGTTTTGCTCCAGCAGCGAGTGGTAAGTTTTTACCGCAATTTGTTGGCAGAGAAGCTGCCGCAGGTTTTGGTCTTACAGGTGCCCCTCTTCCCACTTCTGTGCCAACCGCTGCTCTTTCACCGTTTGGCGGCGCGACTTCCGACGCAGTAACAGAACAGATAATCGCCGACAAGGCCAAGGGTTCTGGCATCATGGGTGCCCTTGGTGACTTTGCCAGTGAGAACAAGCTGCTTACTGCCGGATTAGGTCTTGGTGCCCTTGGTCTTCTTGGTATGACTGAAGAAGAAGAGAAAGAGGCAGAGCGTCGTCCATTCCCGAAAGGCGAGATGTTTGACATTACCGCCCGTTCTCGTGATGGAGATGTATATCAGTTGAATGATCCGGAAGACCTTGCAGCCTATCAGCGCGAGATATCCAATTTCAACTACATGGATGGCGGCGAAGTCACAGGACCAGGGACCGGCACTTCTGATTCAGTCCCTGCACGTTTGTCGGACGGTGAGTTCGTCGTAACAGCAAAGGCCGTGCGTGGTGCGGGCGGCGGAGATAGAGATATCGGGGCCGCACGTATGTATGATATGATGGCCGAGTTGGAGGCTAGTGCATAATGGCTACACAAACCATAGAACAAACCACCAGACTTCCTGAGTTTCAGGAATCATTTCTGGCGAACCTGCTGACCTCGGCCCAAGGACTTTTCAAACCTACAAGCGAGGGTGGTCTTGGCCTTTCTATGCCGTTTGCTCCGGCGGAGCAGGCAGATCTTTCTCAAGGACAGCAGCAAGCCATATCCGCCGCTCTTTCTGGTGTGGGTGCGTATCAGCCATTCTTGCAACAGGCACAGACCGGTATCGAAGGCGCGATGCAAACCGCAGCCGGTGCTGGTATGTCGCCGACAGCGTATCAAGACTACATGGATCCGTATCTTGATGACGTTGTTCAGCGGGCACAGGCAGATATTGGTCGGCAGGGTCAGATACAAGAGCAGGCTGCAAAGGCCAAGGCTGTTGGTGCAGGAGCTTTTGGTGGATCGAGGCAAGCTGTTCTTGAAGGCGAGATGGGCCGCAATGTATTGGAGCAGCAAGCTCGTACAGGTGAGCGTCTTCGCAGTGCCGGTTTTGCACAAGCCTCACAGCTAGCACAGGACGCAGCAAAGCAACAATTGCAACAGGCACAACTTGGCGGAGCCTTGGCACAGGGCATAGCGGGTTTGGGTCAGCAGGCACAAGGCATGGGTGTGCAGGACATCAACACACTTCTGGGTATCGGCGGGCTGCAACAGCAGCAGGATCAGACGGGTCTCAATATCGGTCAACAGAACGTGCTTGCACAGCAGCAGCTACCGTTCCAGCAGCTTGGATTCCTGTCAGACATCTTCCAAGGTGTGCCAGCCCTGCAACAGACAACCTCGCAGACCACAACGCCGCCACCTAGTGCGATGTCCCAGATCCTTGGTCTTGGTATCGCGGGCCTTGGTGCTGCTGGTCAGGCGGGTGGCATTGGTAATCTGTTTAACTTTGGACAAAGGGCAACTGCGTGATGAAGCCACTCAACCGCAAGATGTTCCGTGATCCACGGGCCGCGAAACGTGCAACTGGGATCTTGGCTTCGTCATCACCTCTGATGACGGCAGCGCAGAAGGCGATGATGCAGGGTCAACCGGTCAAGGCGCAGGTTGGCACGAGTGTGAACACACAAAACCGTACAATCCTCCAAGACTTGGCAAGGCTTCCTGTGGACGTTCGGTCTGGTTTAGGCCAGATTTTTTCTAATGTTTCGCTCCCTGCAACAAGAACTTCTTCTCCTCGTACCATGCCGGTTTCAACTGGTAAGGGTCAGCCCATATCACCCCCCACCGTCATGACTCCACAGCAGAGAGCAAGAGTTTCGGCGGCTCAACAGCAAGAAGCAATCAACCGCATGGGTGGACCTCGTTACGACTCGGGGCCGTTTTTTCAAATCGGTGATGTTAATCTTGGAAACATGTTTTCTGACGGTAGCCCGTTGGATATTTTCAGAACAGGCCCAGGTTCACCGCCGATGGCTGGACAAGATCCAGGAGAGACCTCGACATTTAGTATTAGAAAAGCCGAGCGCGAGGCAGCAGAACGTCAAGCCACACAAGATCGTCTTGATGCAGGTATTGGAACTAAACGACCATCTGTGGATTTTATGGAACAACGGGTTCTGTCTGAAAGGCCCGACTTACTTGCCGCTGCTATTGATCAGGTTTCGGAGGGCGGGGGTGAGGCTGTTTCAAATTCTGCACCTGTTTCAGCAGCGCCGGGTGTAGACCCTGGTGAAGACGCAGGTCTCGATGCGGGTTTTGTTCCAAAGCCAAAGCCAAAAGTAAGCAAGACAGAGGCTGCTGTCATGCCCGAAACTGTTAGACCGGAGAGTCCGTATGCACCGGAAGAAGCAACAAGTGACACGGCGGATTTAAAACCAGCTACGGTAGCGGAAATAAAAGGAAGTCGTGATAGCGACAGCACAGTTGCTCCTGAAGATGGAGGAACTGCAAAGGAGGAAAGAGGTGTAACCGCAGAAGATCTTTTGAATACACCTGGCTCTATGATGAAGGGCGGCACTGACGCTGAAAAAGCGGATGCTGCTGACGAGGCAGCAGGCATCAAAGGAACTTTGAAGGAAAAAGTACAACAGCGTCTGGAACTTCAACGTGAATTGTTTGGAGATCGTATAGATATTCGTAATGATGCTAACTATGCCGCTATGATGTTTGGCCTAGCGCTTGCCACGGGAGATTCGGGAGATCTTAAAACAGATCTTGCAGAGGCCGGAAAAACTTTGCTTCAGATGAAGGGTAAAGCAAACGCAGAAGAAAGGGCGTTATTTGCTGAACAAGCTTCCACTGCCATGAACAGTGTTTTAGCTTCCGAGGAAGCAGAAGCTCAACGTAAGGCAACGAGAGAAAATTTAAGTAAGCAACTTAGCTCTTCTGAGCAGATAGCTCTTATGAGAGACGGTACTCAAAGAGCAATTGCTGCGGCTGGAATCAGCGCAGAAGACAGGCGGCTTGCTGCTAATATTGAAAACCGAAACTTCTTAGCAGAATTCAATGCCACAAATCAGTTCAAACTCGCTGCTGCAAAGATGGATGCAGATACACGACTAGCTGCGCTGAGTGCAAAAACAGCTCTTGATCGAGCAGTGTTAAGTGCTGACACACAGAAACAGATAGCTGAGTACACTCAAACAAGTTTAAACAATCGACTAGACACACAGATTGAGGCAGATATAGCGAAGTTAGGTGAAGATTCTGCCGAAGTAAAACGTCTGAAGTTTTTGAAGGCTAATCCGCAAATTCAAGACATGCTTATTGATATAGCAAAAAAGTCGAAGGGTAATACAAACAACTTCAAAGAAGAACTTGCACTAAAGCTGGCAGGTAATCAGTCTCTGATGATGTTCCAGGGTGGCGCTGAAGCATTGTTTGCAACGATGTCCTCGCTTGCCGAAGGAGTCACGCCTGTCGTAAACATTCCCACCGAACCTATAAATATTGAGGACATTGATGAGAAGGCTCGAAAGCAGTTCTCTGACATGGAAGACGGGAATGTATTTCTAAGCGGCGGATTAAAATACAAGAAAGAAGGAAACCAGCTAATTCCTGTGGAGAGCTAGATGCAGGTTGTAGATTTTAATCTTTCCACTATTGCTGCCCCCGAAAAAAAACCAGAAGAGATAGATTTTAATTTATCTACTTTGGCAACACAGCCCGAGGAAGAAGAGACAAGCACCTTTTCTGATATTGCACAGGGCGTGGGAGCCGGTGCAGTGGGTCTTGTGCAGGGAGTCGCCGAAACTGGAGCCGCTCTTACAGACTTTGCTTTCGACACTGACACATCTCAATCTGTCACAAAAGGTTTTGAGGCAACCAAAGACTATCTGGGTCTGACTCCAGAAACCACTGCCGGTAAAACTGCTGAAGCTCTTACAACATTTGGTGCTGCTCTTATCCCGGTCATTGGATGGGTTGGACGTGCCAGTCAAGTTGCAAGAGGTGCCTCTGTTCTACCAACACGCAGTGTTTTGAAGGCCGGCGCGGATCGTTTTGGCAAATCAAAAACAGGTAAAGCTCTTCTTGGTGGAAACAGTCCCTTCACTGTTCGAGCAAAGTTAGCTGCAACTACAAGCTTGGCAGGTGGCGCAGCCGAAATGCTTGTTGCTCCTGATGGCACACATACTCTTTCAGATGCCTTTGATATTTTACCAGATGCCTTGGAGACCGAAGTAGACAGCGGACTGCAAGGACGCGATGAGGCTGCGCGACGTTTGCGTAACAAACTCCGCATGGGTGTTGAAGGCACTGCGTTGGGGGCCACGTTCGAAGCTGCCTTTCCAGTTCTTGGCGTTACAACAAAAGCAATCAGCATGACTCCAGGAGTTCCTGCTACGGCACGAGCCGTCAGCGGTGGTCTGGATTATCTGGGTCGCAAATTATCTGGTTCATTCAACGGCAAAGTGGGTCAGTATTTTACTTCGACGGGGGCTACTCGTAAAGATGTGTTCGAAGATCTTCGCACGATTGAGAATGTGACCGATCAACAAGCTGACACGGCTGCTCGTCTTCTTCACTCTTTTGATAGGGAGATAAAAAAATCTGTTGGTGCAATGCGTCTTCTTGGTCGAGGAAAAGATGGTATTCAAAAAGGTTATGATGACTTTCTTCAGTTCATGGAGGGGGACAAAGACGCGCTAAATGCATATGGCAAAGGTGTTGTGGGCGCTGCGACTAAAGCTCGTACTCAAATAGATGAACTCAGTGACATGGCAATCACCGAGCTTGAAGCATCCGTGCGAAGCGGAGCCGCTGATAAAGACCTGGCAGAAGCAGCTATTGCTGAAATCAAACACAACAAAGCATCTTATCTTCGTCGCTCGTTCGAAGGCGTGTTTGACGATGACACCGTTTCGATCAAAGATGTTATGAAAAAGCCAGCATACAAAAAAGCTGTTAGCGAAATATCTCGCCGAATACAGTCTGCAAATCCAGAAGAACTTGCCGAGCAAGCAGAAGCTCGTGGAGTTGGACCTGGGGTGATTGCAAATGAGATGGCAGAAGCAGAGGTTAGAAAACACTTTGTTCGGTCTGCGGCTGACGAGGGCTTTGACACACCAGAGGCTGCGGAGTTGATCCAGAAGGCAGCAACCAAAGGATCTCGTGTGGTTGCAGAAAAACCGCTGCATGTTTTGTCCGAAGGTTTGTTCAAGAAACGCTCACAATATCTTGATAAAAGTCCCGCGTTGCGAGAGTTGATGCGCGAGATTAGAGATCCTCAAGAGCTATACATTCGAACCATATCTGATCTTTCAAAGTTCGTTACAACAAGCAGGATGTACAGAAGACTATCCGCCACTGACAAAGTCATCTTTGATGATGCTCGTGATCTTATCAATGCGGGACAACGTCCAATGATTGTCTCGGGTGAGAACGTCACGCCGGCAATGGCAGAGCAACTAAAAAAATTTGGTTACACACAACTTGGAAAAGTCCGCACAGGAGAGTCCGCAAGCAACAGTATTTTTGCAGGAGACTACGGGGCGATTAGTGGTGACTATGTTCTAACAGAACTAAAGAGTGCTTTGTCCGTTCCACCACGAACCTCGAACATTGGTACTGAGATGTTGGCTGTTGCATTGCAAGCCAAGGGTTTGTCACAGATGTCCAAGACTGTCCTGAACGCAATCGCACAGGTTCGTAACTTTGCTGGCGGAACATTTATGGTTGGAGCCAACGGCAATCTTCCGCGCACTGCTGAGATAGGTTCTGCTTTTGATGCTGTTTACAAAAAAATAAACGGGTTATCGGATACAGAAAAAGATCAGTTCTTTCGTATGGTAGGTGACTTAGGTCTGGTCGATGAAAACCTTGCCGTTAATGAAATGAAACTCTTGCTGCAAGAAACAGAAGGTCTCAAGTCTGGGTCTGCCGGCGGCAAGATAAACGCTTTAGTCAACAAAGTACCAGGAGTGAAGGCTCTACAACAAATCTACTCCGACACAGACACCTTCTGGAAAACAGTTGGTTTCTTGGGTGAGAAAGCAAAGTATAGCGCAGCGTTTCGCAAAGCCGGATTGGATCCGGACAATCTGGGCGTGATCACACAAGATCTAGTTGCTTCGGGAATTGCTCCTCGGTCCTCGGATCTTATGGCACGTCATGGTTTTATCAATGTGTTTGCATCTGACATTGTCAAAGAGACAATGCCTATTTACAGCCGCGTTCCGGAGGTTATACGAGCAATTCGTCGTATTCCTATAGCTGGTAACTTTGTGGCCTTTCCCGCAGAGGTTCTTCGAAACACGACAAACATTGTGCAAAGGGGTGTGCGAGAGCTTGGCTTTAAGGCAAGTGATGATCTGATTAAAAAGATAGGTCCAGAAAACGCAAAACAACTTGAGCGTCAGATTCGTGCTATTGGTATGAATCGCCTTGCCAGCTACACAACAAGTGCCTTCGTTATACCAGCTGCAATATCTCGTGCAAGCTATGCTGCAACAGATGTGTCTGAAAAAGAGGTTGACGACATGCGACCACTCCTTCCGTATTACATGGAAGGTAGTCAGTTGATGTCTTTGGCAAAGCCTAAAGAAGGAAAGTGGGAACACGCCGACCTTAGTTACATGTTGCCATATGACTTTGCATACGCACCTGCTCGTCGCGCGATGCAGGTTTACACACAAAAGGGTGAGCTTGGTGCAGGAGAAGCTGAACAAATCACCGCTAGTTTGTGGAGCGCGTTTAGTTCATTTATGGAGCCGTTCGCTAGCGAGTCTTTGATCGCTGAAAGAGTGCAAGACGCATTGCCCAGCGAGTATTTTGGAAGAGGTGGAGAGACTGCCACGGGATCTCCTATATGGTCCGATGTAAATGACACAGGGACAAAGATAGAAAAGAGCTTCCGACACATACTTGGTGGATTCACACCGGGTATTGTAGAGATGTTAGCTCGTCCAACAGCACAAAAGATAGAGCCTGGTCGAATTACCTCTGCCGTCACGGGATCTCCAACACGCACTGGTCGAGAGTATAACATTCATGAAGAAGCGTTTAGTGCGGCTACAGGAGTTCGTAAGCTAGAGCTAGATGCCAGTAAGTCACTAAGCTTTAGAGGGTATGAGTTTACTGAACTACGATCACAGGCTCTGGGTGACTTTGCACGTATTGCTAAATCAAACGACTCTACTGAAGAAGATGTTCTTAATGCGTATCTCGCAGCTAATCAAGATGCGTTCAGAGCGCAACGTCAAATGTATGGTTTTGTAAAAGCTGCCGAAGCTGCTGGTTTAGAACCAAGAGAAATAATCATTGCTTTGAAAAGGGACTCTAATCTAGGAACACAAGAACTTGGTTTATTATTGCAGGGCCGATTCCGTCCAGTAGCTATTAGCGATAAAGTTCTTCGTGATGTGTTTATGGAAACAGCAGTCAAAGAAGAGCCTCGAACCATATCTATGCTACCCGCACAAAGTCTTGGACAAATTTATTCTGAGCTTGCAGGGGCAAGTCTTGAAAGTGATAGTCCTTTTCAAGAACCCACACAACAAGTTGACTTTGATCTATCTAGTCTTTCTTCTGCCGGTGCTGAACAAAACACAGGAGTTGTCACTCCATCAGTAAGCCCGACCCCACCAGTGCAACAAGTTGACTTTGATCTATCTAGTCTTTCTTCATCCACCAGCCCACAAACCCGCCAAGCGTTGGCCGGTCTTAACCCTGGAACGCAACTGATAGCAGCGAGGAATCCATGAACCTAGATCAACTGCAAGAAGAGCTAGCAGCCGACGAAGGATGCAAGCTGGAAATTTATTTAGATCATTTAGGCTACCCTACCGTCGGTATCGGGCACCTTATTCATGAGGATGACGACTTACACGGCTTCGAAGTCGGCTCTACGGTCTCTCAGGAGCTTGTCGATGAACTATTCCACGAGGATGTTCAACGAACTCTACGAGATTGCGAAATATTGTACAGTGATTTCAATGACTTGCCAGAAGAGGCCCAATTGATCATAGCAAACATGTGCTTTCAACTGGGCCGTCCTCGGCTTTCTGGCTTCAAAAAAATGAAGGCTGCGGTGGATTCAAGAGACTTCCGCGAGGCCAGCCGTCAGATGATTCATTCGAAGTGGGCTAGTCAGACTCCGAATCGGGCAACTCGTCTGGCTGATCGGATGCGGGCGTTGGGTGATACATAAGATAGAACATATCACAGTCCATGCAGTGCAGATTTGAGACGATGAAGTAGTCGTCCATACCCTCTGTGTCATGGTCACCACCCCAGATCACCTGACCCCCGCAGCCGAAACACTTTAGCTCTGTCATTTCTTTTTTGTCTTGCTGCCCTTGGGCCTGCCGCGCTTCTTGGGTGCAGCCTTTTTAGCCACAGCTTTCTTCTTTGCCGGTGCTTTACCCCCAACCCACGCTTCGTTGATAGTTGGTGTGGACGCATCGTCCCCCATCAGCCGTCCGTTTCTATCTCGTGCCCTCTCCGGCGGCTCATAAAAGGATGGAAAGAACAGCTTCAGTATTTTCTTGATCATGTTTCACTCCTTGTGCTTTTCAGATCAATTGGTACAAATTCAAAGTCCGTGCATTTTGCAGACCAACCCATCAAACCTTCTTCAAGAAAACGCCTCTCCATTTCTTGTAGGAATTCTTCTGGAGTAGGGCATGTCTTTACAAGAAAAAGATCTCCTCGAAACGAGCCGTCTGACATGATAATCGCTATAATTAAAATCTTTAAAACCATGCTATCCCACCTCGCCCCAGTTGTTTCCAAGCTCGACATCAACATCGAACGGAACCTTCAACCCCTTCACACAGGTTGACATGATTTCACTTATGCGTGTGGCTTGTTCATGAGAGTTCACGTTAAAACACAACTCGTCATGGACTGTGAGAATTGGTGTAAATCCTTCGGCGTAGCAATCTACCATCGCCTTCTTTGTTTGGTCGGCACTTGAACCTTGGATCAGTTTGTTTAGAGCCTTGTATGTAAACGCTGGGCGGATGGCACCGCGTCCACCATATTCTTTGGCTGCTTCTTCCAACGGCAATGCCTTGTTGTAGCCGTACATCTTTGGCTCCCACATATTGAACCGGCACTTGCGGCCCAAAGCTGTGCGAATAAAACCGTTCTTTTCTGCATAACGCATAACCAGATCAGCCATGCCTTTTACAAACGGAACCTTTTCGTGATACTTGCCAAGCAGTCCGGTTGCCTCGTCTACCTCGATGTCCATGACACCGGCCAGTTTCTTTTTGCCCATGCCATACATGATACCCAGGTTCACGGTCTTGGCTTCTTTGCGGCTGATCCCCGCTATGTCTGCCACCTTCTGGTGGAAGTCAGCTTCGCCTTCGTGATACTCTTGTAAGACCTCTTCGATCATGGGATGCGGGTTCTTCAACGATGCACAATAGTGGGCCAGCCATCGTGGTTCTTGTGAGGCATAGTCGAATGATCCCCACCTGCACCCCTCTTCGGGTATGAACAGGCCACGGATCATCTTCTTTATTTCCGGATCGCGGGCCGGGATTTGTTGGAGATTCGGATTGGACGAAGAAAATCGTCCGGTAACTGTGCCCCCTTCATCTGAACGAAGAGGGTGAAAATCACAATGGATACGACCATTATGCGAATGTTCAAGTATTGTCTCAATAAATGTAGTGTTGGCTTTGTTAAACTCACGAAGGCGTACAATCTTTTGCGCGACAGGATGCTCGTGATTGGAAAGAAAAGCTTTTGTAAAGGCCGGCGCATTAGACTTCTCTGTCCTCTCGTATCCGATCCCGAGCGCATCGAACGCCTTTGCTATAGATGTGGCAACCCACGGCTCCACAAGGATGCCAGTCTCTACCTTTATTTCTTTAAGTAAGGCAGACTCACGGGACTTTAGTTCTTTTCTTACCTGCTCCGCACTATCTATATCCACACGAACGCCAGTGTCTTTCATCTCTAAAAGCAGTGGTGTCAGTGACGACTCTAAATCAAAGATGCCTGTGCATTCATCATCACGCAGTTCTTGTTCCAAACGATCCCAAAGGCGCAGAGTTACAGACGCATCCTGTTCAGCGTACGGCCCTACAAACTGGCTTGGCAACTGCCACATACCAGACTTTGCGTCTACGCCAAACACATCAGCAGCTTGGCGCAGCAGCTTCTCGTTTTTAGACTCACCCAGATAATCACGGGCCAAAGAGTTTAGATTGTAGTACCGCCGGTTCTCATTCAACAGAGGGGCCGCAACCATCGTATCAATCACACGGCCCTGTACTTCGATGCCGGCCCAACGCAGCCACCCCAGATCGTACAGCGCGTTGTGCATAATCTTGTCGATCTTTGGCGTAGCAAGCTGCTTCTTCAGCCACCCCACTACCTTCTTTTCAGAGATGTTGCCACCACCCTCATGTCTCACGGGGTAGTATCCAACGAAGTCTCCGGCTGCAACAGCGTAGCCTATGACATACCCATCATCTCTGCACCACCCAGGTCCAAGCCTAGTCAGGTTTGGATCGCGCGTCTCAAGGTCGATGGAAATCCGACTACAGTTAGTCAAATCAGGAAAACTTGACGGCGGTGACCACGAGCCTTCGACACTTGAGGCTGCGACACGCTTCAGTTCTTCTGCATCTAGTATGTCAAACTGATGTTTCTTCGTCATCGTTAGATATCTCGCCCCCTAATGCGGCATAACCTATTATGTCTACCCATGAGTCGTCCTGATTCATGTCCTCTGCCAGACGCGCCAGCTTCAATCCAATCATCATGGCTGTCACCTCTGCCGGAGTGATCTTGTGCAGCAGCTTCCTGCGTAGAATCACACTCCAGATCGTGGCTATGCGCTCATGATTTATCAAAGCCGGACCATAGTCATCGGCTCTTGGACCGTTGATTAGTTCGTCAGCCTTTTTGAGGAAGTCTTTTCTGCTTTTCATATCCGATACCTTATCTTGCCGGCCTCAATAATGTGTAAGTTTTTCCGCGCTCTCGTCGCCGCCACATAAAACACCCGCGCTTCATCATCAGGATCATTCGTCTCACAGGCTTTGGTTGTCTCTGTCAGCAGCAGGACATTGTCCGCCTCACCGCCCTTGGCTTTGTGTATCGTAGACAATCGTATCCTTGGCTTTGCATCACCCAAAATCTTCTCACCGCTACGACGTATAGACGTTATGTACAAAGCTTCTTGCTCTGACACCCGTAGCACCGCTGTCCAGTGTGTATCCCTAGTAGCGAACAAGTTACAGTTCTCTATCAGATCATCCAGAGAATACTTTGTCTCAAGATCCAAAGCGTTGAAACGTCTCTTGCCCTGACGGTTCATGACTTCTTTCCGCAGGTAAGATCCAAAGACCTTCATGTCGGTGGGAAAGAAACTCTCTCCCCTGCACAAGCGTAGCCATACCTCAAGTGCGTTCAACACCTTTGGAGATATCGACCAGCTAGAACCCTCACGCCAAAACAAAAAGCCCTGATCCTTCAAATCACTGGCAACCTTGTTGATGATGTGGTTCGTGCGACCAAGCACAAGCCACTCGCCCGTTCTCAAGTCCACGTTGTTGATGCTGTAGTGAAACTGAACAGAACCATCGTGATCATTTGGTCTCCACGTCTTATCCTGCCGCACCGAAACACGTCTTATGATACTCTGTGCCACATGATATATCGGCTCGGGCAAACGATAGGACTTGTCCAAAACCTGCACGTTCTCTGATGAATTCATGAAGTCGCCCACATCCACACCCATCCACGAATAGATACACTGATCGTCATCGCCTGCATAATACACAACCTTGGACCTTGGTGCTAAGACCTCTCGAATCATGCGCCACTGAAGCGGAGTCAGGTCTTGCGCTTCATCTACAATCAACAGGTCAAGATTCGGCCCCTCACCGTTTGCAATGAACTGATCAATCATATCCACGAAATCAATCTTATCATTGACGCTCTTGTATCTAGCCAGCGCGTTCTCAACAATTCGTAGCTGCTGCTTGCTTAGACTCCAGTGAGCCGACATATCGAACTCTTTTTCAGCGGAGATCTCTGCGGCCCTAGCCTTGCTTATGATGTTGATGTACGCATCACCGCCGACACCGGTCACAAACAGCGGCCCATCTTCCATGCGTAACGCTGCGTGTGCCCGAAACTCCAGACCGAGCAATTTCCCTAACTCGTTGTAGTCTGCCCCGCGCATGACATCTTGCGGCTTCATCCCTAGATATCGATACGCCATAGAGTGTAACGTGCGAAACCACACAAGCTGCTTTTCATCATAGCCGAACTTCTCTTTGGCTCGATCCAGCGCCTCTCCTGCTGCCTTGCGACTGAAAGAAACAAACCCGATTCGCGTTGGGTTCATACCGCCTTGCAGTGCTTCATCTACAATATTCAGAAGCGTCGTTGTCTTGCCCGTGCCTGGGGGTCCAAAGATTGTTTTCTCCATCAGAACGGCACCTCCTCTTCATGTATCTCCACGTCTGGAATCTCTACCTCGGAATCAAATGCCGGCACATGCCAGACACGAATGTTCTTCCACTTACCATCAGAGCCTTTAAAACTCTTCTGACCCGAGGAGTTACCATCAGAGTTTAACTCCTTCAGGCGTTCCTGAATCTGACCCCGACTGTAGTTTTCGAATCTGTTGTTCCGCAAATACTTGATAAGAGATTCAATACGGAAGAAGGTCAGGCCGTCCTCGGTCCACGGCTTGCCTAGTGCTAGCTCCTCGGCACTTGCAGCTTGGACCCGCCCGTTACAGAACTCTTCAAGGAAGTCCATGAACTGACCCTTGTATGTCAGTTCCTCTGGTACTTCGATCTCGCTCATGTCGGACATCATGATTGTCACGATTGCTTGCCAGTCTGCAATCTTCATCATTGGTGGCATCATGTGTATTTGTTCCATGCATGCCTTCTGAAACTTTTGCGGAGTCTGCAACTCCTCTGTCGTAAGCTCCACGCGCTTGCCGTCTACATCACAGAACCAGACAGGTGGCTCGGACTTGACCACACACAATCCCGTGACCTCCGCCGACGCACTGCCGTTGCCGATTCCAAACTTCTTTGTCTTGCATAGGGTCTTGTTGCAGCGAGACTTGAACGGCTCCTGCTGGCACGGAAAACCGTACTCTTTCTTTTCATGCTGCTGCTGAATCACCACCATCTCAGATGCTGGCAGTGGTGGCTGCACATGAGACATGTTGATTTGTTCGATGCGGCCCTTCCAGTTTTCGGGCTGCTCTTTCTTACACGCCACGCATGTACCAAACATCACGATGTTACGTGTGCCTTCCGGCACCCCGTCAGAGAAAAGACTCTGCATACAGGGCGGGTACTCCATGAACTCATCTAGGCTGCGCCCCAGCGACAGTGTAACGAAAGCGTCTGGAGTACACCGTCGCTGCTCAACAAGGTCTAAGAATTCTTCTATCTCTGCTTCGTCGCCATCTTCTTTAATCGCATAGCGGAGCGTTTGTTCCGAATCAAAGTACGGAAGGTTGATGAAGTTGCCAACATCGCCACGCTCGACAAGAAGCTGCTCTTGCTTTGGGAAAACTTCACAACCGCCATAGCCAAGAAAGGCACTGATCTCACCCGCCTTGTCACGGAACTCGCCAGCGCTAATCTCCTCTGTAAAGAAAAAGAATATGTGCGCGCCACCTGATTTCGAACGACAGACAACAGCCGGTATATCATTTTCTCTAAGCCTCTTGTCTATGGCTACAAGGTCGAGTGGGTACTGATCGATGTCCAGTGCCCCAAAGGAACACCGGTTGTTTTCTTTGATGGGTATGGATCCAACGCCATTGGTGCCCGCAAGATGCCCCTTGATAAGATCAAGAGTAAGCGGTTGACGTACGATGAACGACTTCGCCTTCTGCTTACCGGCTCGACGTTCTTCTGATATTTGTGTCTGTCCATGTGCTGCGCTGAACCCATCAAACACAGCCATGAACCGTTCTGCTAGGTTCATACCTGCCCCCGTTAAAAAGGCAGGGGGTGATTAACGAATATATAACCACTGAGAAGGAAACAGTTCCCAGCCCGCCGGATTCGTTAATCTTTCCGCAGCCCCCTGTACTACGGTCAACTCCCGGCGGGATTAGAATAAGATTTCTTCGTCTTCTTCCGCAGAGGGGGCTTGTTTATTGATCTCATCCTGCGTACCAGCTTGCGTCTTCACTTCTCCGTCCTTGAACGACTTGAAGAAAGACTTGGACGCATGAAACGCAGCATCAGGTATTTCGGTTGGCTCAACACGAGATACAGAGAAGTTGTTCCACGTACCTTTGTCGTTGCTCTCCGAGATGACGGTCAGTCGCCATGCCGTGCCCCACATTGGTGGGTTGAACAAACCATTCGGACCTTGGTACTGGACCATACGCATTTGCGTATTCCAACGGCGGGACACTTTCAACTGCGTCTTCTTCATATCGCATATGGCTTGCTGCGTATGACCGGTCTTGGTGTCCACGATCAAAACAAGATGCTGCGCTGATCTAACAAGTTCGTTACCTGACGGCAGGATTTCAGACGCACCATTGCGTGTGGTGTTGTTGATGTCAGGGTGATTCAAAGGCAACTCACCCATGAACCCGCCACCTGATTCGCGCAGCCCGAACTCCAGGTACTTGACCGTGTAGCCACAAGGAATCACAACAACGCCTTCGTCGCCGTCCCATATCTGTCCGGTGACCGTGTTGAACAGATCACCAGCAGAAGCGCCCTTGATGAACTTGGCATCACCCTTCTGAACTTCTGGTGACAACGGCTGAAGAATCCGCAAGAACGGAATCTGCATGTCCTCTGTGCCAATTGAATCCATGCCCTCTCCGGCAAACTCTGCCATGTCGGCAAAGATAGTGGACGGTGCAGTTTCTTTTTTATTCGCAACTGATGTATCAGCCATTGTTAGCTCCTTTTAATCTTGGCTTCTGTGCCAACGAAAACCCCAAACGTGTCGAAGTCTAGATCTTTGCCAGCTTCGATTCTGTTCTTTACCCATGCCTTCAGTGTAGACGGATGAACGTGCGTCTTCTGCGAAGGCTCAAGACCGTACTGCTGCCGGAGGTCATTGACCACCGACCCTGCCATGTTGTCCTGTCCTGCTGAAAACGAAACAGTCACATCATTCTTGATGATGTCCGCTTCACCGATGGTTCGCAGAAACGAAAACGCATCTTCGCGTTTGTCATCTGCAATGCGCGCATGAACGAACTGCCGCAGAGTGACCTTGTTGCCATCCACGGTGATGCTATCCATGCCCATCTCTTCCATGAGCATTGGAATATCTTCTTGTTCTGTTTTGCGCTTCTTGAACTTCAGATCTTTCAGAAACTGTTCTGTCTCTTCGATCTGTTTGTCGATATCGATAGATCGACGTATCAGATTGGATAGGTCGCTTGCGCCTTCCTTCTGTACATTGTCAAACTTGTCGGCGTTGACTGCCTCTTCTTCGAATAGCGAGAACACATCGCTCATCACTTTCTCCTTTCGTTAACAAAGTTTAACCCCTTCGGGTGGTGGTGCGGCTCTTCTCCCCCCATTGTCGGCACATCAGGGGGAGAAGAACTGCGGCCAGTGTAATACACTGGCAAAACAATCCGGTCAAGCAGCTTTGTTTTTGTCGTACGTCTTGACCATGTGTGCAATCTGTCGGCTCATGCTACGATCACCCGCAGCCGCCATCTTCTGCAACTGCTTGTAAATCTCGACAGAGATTGCAACAGACTTGAATTTACTTGTATTCATAAACCGCTCCTGTGGTTGTAGGTGTTCCGTAGATTGAACGTAATTACTTTAAGCAGAGTTAGTTTTTACCCACGCTCCCAAAGTCTGTGCAGACCGTACGGGCCTTCAAAAGCTAGGGATCTACGGCATTGTTTCCTGCTATCAAGACAGAAGCCCATCCAATTATCGTGGCATAGACATTGCGATTCCGTCGATCAAGCTAGGACGAGGGCAAACCTATGGCCCCCCGCCCAGAAAGGAGTACTCCGCGCCCGATATTAAAACTCATTCAGAACTTACCCCATAATATTTTTGATGGTCAAGCATAAAGTGGGATTACATACTAATTATCGTTGAGTCGAGGCGATAGCTCCAGCCACTTCTTTACCTCTTCGCCCAACGCTGCTGCCGACAGCTTAATCTTCTGCTGCAATACCTTGACGATGTGAACATCAATCGTCTGTGGCACCATCAAATCAACATACAACACCGGATGATGCTGCCCGATCCTATGCGCTCGGTCCTCGGACTGAACCCTGCTTTCGAGATTGAAGTCGTTGGCGTAGTAGATCACGTTTGTTGCTGCGTGTAGCGTCAGTCCCATGCCGGCAGTCTGCGGATTGCCAACAAAGAAACGAACATCGCCCTCCTGGAACTGCTTCTTTGCCTCTTCGCGTTGATCGCTGCTGGTGTCCCCAAAGTATGTCACCGTGCTATCCGGACCATACTTCTTCTTCAGAGCCGCTTCGATCTTGCGTATGTCATACCGGAACCGTGACCAGATTATCACCTTGCCGGTCATCTCTTCGATGCAGTCCATCAGCGCATCGATCCTGTAGCTGGGCACTTCGACCAAATCACCGTCGTCTGTTACCAGATGCCCACACAATAGCTGCTGTAGCCTGATCAACTGCGTGATTGCAGCGGGGGCCGACACGAACCCACCATCACCAAGCACAGCTATCGCTGCCTTCTTCAGCGTATGGTAATGCTCTGTCTGTTCTTTGGTCAGCATCACCCTGCGCGTTGTGTAAATCTTCTCGGGCAGATCCAAAGCTTCGTCTTTGGTCACACGAAATGAAAAGTCGGACAGCTTGTTTGATAACTCCTCCAGATTCCTGTAGCCCACCACCTGCTGAAACGAGTGGTTGCCCATGTTCTGCGTACGAGTAACAGCGTACCGCCCTTGGAAAGCATAGAACGAATCGAACCCCAGCAGCTTCTTGTTCATGAATCCGCATTGTGCATACAAGTCCAACGGCGACTTGGTCACGGGTGATCCCGTCAGGATTCTTTTGTATGCCGCCTTTGCGCCGACGAGGACCAACGTCTTAGTGCGTTTGGCCTTGGGGTTTTTGATAGTAGTGGACTCATCAACTGCAAGTAAGAACGTGCTGCCGCGTGTGAACTTATCCACAAAAGCTGGCAGCTTCTTAGTTGCAAACCCCTCCACGTTTGCCAATAGGATGCGGAGGACACCACGCTCTTGAACACCGGCTTTGAGTCGCTCGGCCTGCGCCTTGTTGGGATTCGGATTCCATACATAAACCTCGTGCTGAACTCCTTCGGGGAAATGTGCTGGAATCTCCGCCGTCTCCCAGTTGCGGTAAACACCTTTCGGCGCAACAATAACCGCCGTGTCAATGCGGCCCTGCTCGTAGAGCCAGACCATGTTGTCAATAAGCACCTTCGATTTGCCACAACCCATCTCCATAAAGTAGGCATAGTTGCGCCTGTCATGACTGCGAACCAAAGCCTCATGCTGATGGGCATAGGGTTCTGTTTTGTACTTAAACTTCATTGTCTGATCCTGCGCCTTGCAACGGTGTACAGGTAGGGGGTTTATGTACACCGTTGCTATTTATGCGGATGCCCTTCCATGACCACGAACACAGCTTGCATCTTTGATCCTGATCTAACGCAACCTCACAGCGCGGGCACAGATTGTCTTTTAGAATCTTGGCCCACGAACCATCACCTTGATCCAGCCACCTTGGTTCCTTGTTCAATGCCTCACTCCTTCATCGTCGTCATAGTCCTCAAACTCCTCAAACTCCTCAAACTCCGAGTCGTCCCCAACTATCGTGTCATAGACATTGCGATTAGAACTTTCTATCGCCTTCGATAGTGTGTGCAACACGGACAATGGTTCTTCAGGATTGTTCAAGGTCACCAAAGACAGGCCAGAAGATATCAACAGATACCCTGCGAACTCCGGTTCTAAATCCATCTTCTCAAACGCGCGCATCAGTTTGTTCGTTGCCATCGTTGCAGCGCGGGCTTGCTCTTCTGATATGTCTTTCTTTTTCATTCCCAGTAGACTCCAAATGTTTCAACGCGAATGCATACCGCCTCTTCATTCACAGGCATATCATCCCAGAAAATCTTCGTTGCTGCGACGTGGCATTCTGCGACGGTGTCAAAGACCCCCACGTTTTTCACGCGAAACTCTTCGACACCTAATGCAGTTACCCACAGCAAGACCCAGCTAACTATCATTCTTCTTGGGCCGTCCTGCCTTCTTGGGCGCGGGGTTGTTGTCTTCGGCCAGCACGAAAGAGTCGTAATAGCCACTGCCTTCCACATCTTTCTTACGTTCAAAGTTAAGATGATTCTGCATCTTGAACATCAGGCTCTCTAACTTACCAACGTCTGACATCCACAGATCATTGCACTCCCATATGGTCTGCAAAATTGTCCGCAAGTGACCGTGAGACTCCAACAAATCTTTGCGGTCTTCTTGGCTCAAAGTAAAATCAGTCATTCTATACTCCCTTTTCTATGTCATGGTTATCGGCACACTCATCGCACTGGATAAACCCGTGCCGCCCAGTGTATTCGATCACCTCTTCGCCGCATGTTTCACACGTCTCGGCTAGGCAGTCGGCGCACAGCCAGCCATCCTTCTCGCCGTTGCCGGCGGGAATCCTGTTCACGAACCTGCCACTGCCAAAGGCGGTGGACTCGTCGCACTCAATGCATCTGTCCCCTACATCAATCGTAGTCATCCATCACTGTCCTTCTTACAGTTGTCCAAGAACATATTCTTACGGTGCCACTTCAAGTATTCACGCCGCCGTTGACCCGCTCGACCCTTCAACAGGTGAGCAATAGACACATGGTGAGAGATTCCGAATCGATCTAACTCGCCGCCGGTCATGTGAAGACTACGCATCAACTTGCCGTCATCGGCAAACGTGATCCACGCAGCACGGCCCCTCCAGCCGTCGAACCCCTGTGGACAGATACCATCGAACAGTTCGTTTGCTGCCAATGACAGCATCAACACGTTTGCTTCGTCCGTTCTCTCGAAATGTTTACCTTCTGCCTCGCTGGCACTGTCAGCCTTGATGTGCGACACGCGTAAAAATTGTGGCCTGTCTATGCCGGTCACAGGGCACACCGGATTCTTTGCAAGCATCTGTTTGCGAAACTTGCTTGTGTCGTATGGCCGTGTGGTCACCGTCTGCTGGCGACTCTCGGTGATCTTCACCGGCGTTGCCTTGTTGTCGTTGCTGGCCGATGGCTCTTCAACAATGTCCGCACTTGATGCATACTCACGCAACGCCCTCAGATCGATGTCGCCATCGATGTAGAATTCCGGACCAACATGCACTAAAAACCGGAGCAGCACCTTTGCACCCATCGGGCGCATGTGTTTCGTCCACTTCTCTCCCCGAACATCGGAACGCTTCAAAACAAAACTCACGTTGAATACATGCTTGCTCCATGTGTCCTCCCGAGCGTACTCGAATAGCCTGTTCATGTCGGCACTCAGCCTTGTGCTGTTCGACACCGTCCGCAGATTTGGAATCAAACTCAACACTTCTTGAATGGTCTTGCAGTCAGCAGGAGAAATCTCCTTGTTCAATGCAACTTCTTTTCTGCCAATGTCCTCGCCCACGCGGAACCGACTCGCGGACTTCGGGTTGTCCCACCC